CCGGTAATGCGTGCGATTGCAGATGTCAAGCCAGTACAACAGGCAATGCCAGGTTCATCAGTTGTATTCTCAATCTATTCAGATCTAGCTCAGGCTACATCTACATTGACAGAAACATCAGATGTATCAAGCATTGCACTTGGTAACCCAAACCAGGTTACAGTAACACTCAACGAATACGGCTCAGCCGTAACAACAACAAAGAAGCTAAACCTAACTTCTTTCAACGATGTAGATTCAGCACTTGCTGACATCATCGCCTACAACTCAGCAGACTCTATTGACGCTGTAGTTGCTGGAGTTCTTACAGGTGGCTCAAACGTCATCTACGCAGGAACTGCAACCACAACCAACACCATCACATCTTCAATGACAATGGCTGTTGCTGATATCCGTGAGGCTGTAACACAGCTTCGCACAAACAAGGCTGTGCCACGTATCAATGACTTGTACGCTGCATACCTCCACCCACGTCAGGCAGCTGACCTCCGTGCTGAATCAGGCACAGGCGGCTTCCAGGCACTCACCCAGTACGTAGACCGCACACCATTCGTGGCTGGCGCAGTCGGCGTAATCGAAGGTGCATTCGTAGTAGAGACACCTCGTGTGCCATTCGCTGCGAACTCAGGATCAGTTAACGTCTACAAGGCAGTTATCGCTGGTCGTGAAGCACTCGCTGAAGCACAGGGTCAGGACATCTCAACCGTTATCGGTCCAGAGATTGACGCACTCCGTCGCTTCCGTACCATCGGTTGGTACTATATGGGTGGCTTTGCACGCCTCCGTGAAGCAGCACTCTATCGTATTGAGTCAGCAGCTTCAATCAACTAAGTGCAACGGTGGGGGCAGGGTCAAACCTGCCTCCATCACTTAAGAAAGGAAGATGAATGCCGTACAACTTGGTAACTCCTTGGGAGAATGAAACCTGGTGCGATAGCACATACTTCAATACCTATGCACGCTTAGCAGGACGACCACTTGCTGGTGGTTCTTATACTGGAAGCATTCCATCTTTCCTTACAGATGTACCACGTGGTGTAACACTTCTAGTAAACGGTACAACCGTTACTGAAAGCAGAACTCCATATCAGGATGATTTAGCAAACGCTGACACCTATTACCTTGGTGGTCACGCCTACACACTAACGGATGCTGAGGCACAGATCCTGATAGATGCAGGCTACAGCGAATACTTAACACCGGTGGCTTAATGAAGCATAGAGAAGTACATCCTGAAGATGTAGAGAATTGCTTTGGTTGCAAGATTATGGGCTTAGAGATGAGTTCAGGAGCGGCTAGCAGTCGTGGTATTCCGACTGCCAAGGCTCACGATAAAGAGTTGGGTGCGTATTACGACGCAGTTCGACAAGGCATTGAACCTCGTTCAACGAGACAGCCTGATATTGATGCAGCAGTAAGAATCAGTAATGAAGGCGGCAAGGCCTTTGATGGAATCAACCTAACATACAAGGAGTAAGAAATGAAAGAAGAAGCATACGCTAAAGAAAACGGCAAAGAGTTTGAATATGTCAAGAACGTTGAAGAAGTTTCAGCACACCCATCAGCAGACAAGCAGTTTGCATCTAACCGCAAGTATATGACATACGAGTCAATCTCTACTGGTGTTGGCGGTAAGAAGTAATGTGCGCCAAGTGTGGATGTAAGTGCAAAGCAGGCAAGCCACAAAAGGGCTGCAAGTGCAGCTGTGCAACCTGTAAGAATGCTAGGAAGAAGTAATGAAGAAGAAGCCAGCAAAAGTCAAGAAGGTAATGTCAGAGTTCAAGGCTGGCACCCTCCGCTCTGGGTCCAAGAAAGGCCCAGTCGTGAAGAGCAAGAAGCAGGCTGTCGCTATTGCGTTGAGCGAAGCTGGTATGAGCAAGAAGAAGCCAGTAAAGAAGAAGAAGTAGATGGCTAAGAAAGATCCTCGCCTAGAGCGAGCAGGAGTATCAGGCTTTAACAAGCCTAAGCGCACACCAAGCCATCCAACAAAGTCACACGTCGTTGTTGCTAAAGAAGGCGACAAGGTAAAGACAATCCGCTTTGGTCAACAAGGCGTTACTGGCGATAAGAAGCCAACAGCACGACAAGCATCATTCAAAGCACGTCACGCAAAGAACATTGCCAAGGGCAAGATGAGTGCGGCGTACTGGGCTAATAAGGAGAAGTGGTGAAGAAGAAAGCATTTTGGGATACAAAGAATCCTAAGAAGAAGTCAAAGACATTAACACCTGCACAGAAGGCCGCAGCTAAGGCTAAGGCAAAAGCAGCAGGGCGACCATATCCAAACTTGGTTGATAACGCAGCAGTAGCCAAAAAGAAGAAGTGAGGTAGAAGGTGCCAACAGGTAACGCAGGTTCAACTCTAGTAGCAGAACTCAACAGGCTCGCTAACGGTGGCACCTATCCTCCAATCACAGATTATCTTGATGAGGCAGCGGCTGCTCGTGCTTGGGCTGCAGCACGCTCAATAACTATCTATCACACAGATACAGTAGGAGTTCTCAATGACATTGCGGGTATCGCGGATGGTTCGAACAACCGCCTTGACTACACTGGCGTATGTAACTACATCGCTGGTACTACTGGCCTTACTGCAAATGCAGCACTCCAAAGCATTGATGAAGGTGCTTGATGAGTGCGACGTTTAACCTAACGCTTGAACAAGCGACAACATTTAATTTTCAGTTCCAGATTAAGAACGATACAACTCCTTGGAACTTGACAGGCTACACAGGCACAATGACAGTGCGTCCATTTGCAGGTGCAACCAACACAACATTTACTGCAACCTTGGCTAATGGCTATATGACATTTGATGTTCTAGTAGGACGAGTCACAGTGAACTTTCCAGCTAGCATCACAAACATTGCCCCAGGTCGCTACGTCTACGACCTAGTACTAACAACAGGTGCAACAGTAACTCGTATCCTTGAAGGACAATTTACAGTGACACCGGGAGTGACCGTATGAGTACTATTATCGTAATTGAGTCAATCACTCCACAAGTATCGGTAACATTCTCAGCAGACCAAGGACCGCAAGGCGGTCAAGGTGCAACAGGTCCAACAGGACCTGCGGGACCAACTGGTCCAATCGGTGCGACAGGAGCAACAGGAGCGACGGGAGCAACAGGTGCTACAGGATCTACTGGTAATACTGGTCCCACTGGCGACACTGGTCCTACTGGCCCTACTGGTGCGACTGGAGCGACTGGTCCTACAGGTGCAACAGGAAGCACAGGTGCTACTGGTCCAACTGGACCGACGGGCGCAACTGGAGCCACAGGAAGCACAGGCAATACGGGCGCTACGGGAGCTACAGGACCAACAGGACCTCAAGGTTCTACTGGCGATACTGGACCAACTGGACCAACAGGGCCTACGGGAGCGACAGGTCAAACTGGAGCGACAGGGCCAACGGGTCCGACGGGGGCGACGGGTGAAACAGGACCCACAGGTCCAACCGGAGCCACAGGTTTAACGGGTCCTACGGGGCCTACGGGAGCCGATAGCACAGTACCTGGACCTACGGGACCAACTGGGCCTACAGGCCCTACAGGGCCTACTGGGGCCACAGGAGATACAGGTGCAACTGGTGCCACTGGAGCCACAGGTCCGACTGGACCTGCTGGTGCTACAGGTGACACAGGCCCTACGGGACCGACTGGTGCTACAGGCGCCACTGGCGCAACGGGAGCAACTGGAGATACAGGAGCCACTGGTCCTACCGGACCAACGGGAGCCACTGGGCCAACTGGACCTACTGGTCCAACTGGTGCAGATGCAACGGCGCTTCCAGGTATCTTGATGCTTGGCGGTATGTAGACTTTACCTATGAAGGTAAATGAGTATTTTGACCAAGTTGTTGTAATTAACTTGGACAGACGTACAGATCGTATGGACAAACTTGACCCTCAGTTAAAGCAACTGGGGATTGAGTATGAACGATTCAGTGCAGTAGACGGCAAGGCGTTAGGAATCAGTCCAGTCTTTGCTGGAACTATGAGCCACGTAGCTGTACTTAAGAAGTATCCTAACAGCAAGACGCTCATACTAGAAGATGATGCTTACTTTGTAGAAGACTTCAATGAACGCTTTGAAGAAGTAATGCAGACACTTCCTAGTAATTACGACATATTGTATCTGGGTGCTTTGATACCTAAAGAGACAGGCAAGACAGTACAAGTTAATAAAGATTGGGTCAGACCAGTAACAACCACTGGCGCTCAGGCTTACTCGATTAACCCAGTAAGGATTCAACACTTTGTAGAAAACCTTGATGGTTACGAGTGGTACATAGATATCGGACTGCGAGTCTATGCGGAGAACTACAACGCATATCTAGCACAGCCAAACCTAGTAACACAATTCCCCTCCTATTCAGACTTACGTGAAAAAGAGGTGAATGACTTTTGAAAGTAGCAGTCTACACAATAAGCAAGAACGAGGAGAAACACGTTGAGCGTTGGTACAACTCTACCAAAGAAGCTGACTACCACCTCCTCGCAGATACAGGATCAACAGATAGAACAGTTGAGATTGCCAGAAGTCTTGGTATCAATGTGTTTGAAATATCTGTCGTACCCTTTAGGTTTGATGACGCGAGGAATGCGTCGCTAGCCTTACTACCACCAGACTTTGATTACTGCATAGCCCTTGATGTTGATGAGGTACTCACCCCAGGTTGGAAGCAGGCGCTAGAAGCGCCACTTAAAGCAGGTATAGATAGACCTTCGTATAGAAGAATTGAAGCATTCCACGAAGACGGAAGCGTTGCTTCAGAGTTTGATGGATTTAAGGTACACCGCAGACAAGGCATCAGGTGGAAGTACCCAATCCACGAAGTACCAGAATGGTACAAGGAAGAGCCTGAAGTTAAAGGGCGCATTGAAGGTTTTGAAACGCACCACCTGCAAGATAAAACAAAGTCTAGGGCGCAGTATTTAACGCTACTAGAGAATGCAGTGCGTGAGAATCCAGATGCTAGAAACTTGTACTACCTTGGTAGAGAGCAGTCCTACCATAACCAGTACAAGGAATCTGCAGTTAACTTAAAGAAGTACTTAGAGTTAAGTATCTTTCCAGAAGAGCGCAGTGCAGCTTGTCGCATCTTATCTAAGTGCGAACCTAAGAATGCTGAAGAGTGGCTGACTAGAGGTACTGAAGAGTACCCGTGCAGAGAATCCATACTAGCGCTAGCAAACCTGTACTACGTAAACCAAGAGTGGGATGCGTGCTTACTGGTAGCAAAGAAGGCGCTGGAGTATGACAAGAAGCCAATGTCCTTTTTGTCTGAGTCTTGGGCGTGGGGATCAATGGCCGATGACCTAGTAGCAATTAGCAGTTGGCAACTTGGAGATTTTAAGACAGCAGTAATACACGGAACTAAAGCAGTAGAGATAAACCCAAATGATGAACGCTTGGTAAAAAACCTAGAGTTCTATAAGAGTAAGGTAGACGATGGCAACACTTAACGACATCATCAGTGAGATTCGTTCCTCACTTGCAGGATTTACCCTGCGACAAGACCGAATCACATATCTGACGGGTGCAATTAATACGACAGATACCGCTATTCAGATTGGCTCATCAGCCAACCTTGCTAAAGGTATTATCGAAATTGATGATGAACTCATCTGGATAGATAACTTTAACAAGCTAATAACACAATGAACGCGGCTCCTGGGTTTGGTCGCGGATATCAGGGGACTTCAGCTGCCCCACACGCAGTCAACTCACAAGTAATTCTTACTCCATCGTTTCCACG